GTTCATGCAGATTCAGATGCTGATAATGTAACTATTTATTCTGATGGAAACTCTAACTCAAAACTAACTCTTACAGATTTTGGTGGTATGGAGATTAACATTTTAGCTAAAGATAGTACTAACTGGCTAATTTGGGGTTACTCAGAAGGTGCAGATGCACCTGCATTTGGAGACCAATAAAATAATATCGTGGGGCTACGGCCCCACAGTTCTTAATTAAGGAGGGAACATGGCAGATACAGTTACAGGACCGACTATCCTACAACAAAATGACAATCGCGTCGTAATTAAAATAGTCAATCAATCAGATGGAACAGGAGCAACAACAGTTTTTGGAGATGTATCAGCATTAGCTGCTAGATCAGATGGAACTGCTGTAGCACACTTAGGACTACTTAGAGTTTGGTTTTCTTGTCAAGGTGGAGATGGAGGAGACTCTTACGCACGTTTAGATGAAGAAGATTCAGATGGAGATATTCCTATAATAGGTTTAACAGGAACAGGTTATTGGGACTTTAGAGAGTTTGGTGGTATACCAGCAGATAAATCTAGTAACAGTAACGAAAGTGATGTTAATCTTGTTGTACCGGGTGCTGCTGACTCTGGTAATATGTACACAGTTATTGCAGAATTTCAAAAAATATATTAATAAATGATATCGAGATCATCGATACCTAAACAAATAGAAAAAGGCGGCAAAATGCCAAAAGGACCGGGAACATACGGAAGTAAAATTGGAAGACCTCCAAAAAAAATAAAACCTAATTATAGTAAAGGCGGTGCTGTAAAGAAAAAATACAATAAGGGTGGTTCCGTAAATAAAAAAGGAAAATAGTATTTAAATGGCAACTTCTAGTACAAATGCTTTTAATTTAGATGTAGACCAAGTTATAGAGGAAGCATTTGAAAGATGTGGACTTAATTCTAGATCGGGTTATGATTTAAAAAGCGCAAGACGTTCTCTTAATATTATGTTGGCTGAATGGGCTAACAGAGGTATTAATTTATGGACGGTTGAACTTCGTACAAAAACATTAACCGCAAGCACATCTAGTTATACTTTAGATTCTGATTTAATTGATATTTTAGAAGCTGTTTTATATACGACAAGTAATACAACAACAGATGTAGAAGTTGATCGTATAAGCCGTGCTGAATATTTAAATATTTCTAAAAAAAGTTCAGAAGGAACACCTGTACAATACTTTTTACAAAGAGGTGCTTCAACACCAACATTATATTTATATCCAACACCAGATGGTGCTCATACCTTAAAGTATTGGGGATTAACTAAAATACAAGATGCTGGTAATTATGAAAATGAATTAGAAGTACCTACAAGATTCTTACCATGTTTAACTTCTGGATTAGCTTATTATACTTCTGTAAAAAGAGCACCAGAGAGAACACCTTTATTAAAACAATTGTATGAAGAAGAATGGCAACGTGCTTCAGAAGAAGATAGACCACGTTCCAGTTTCTTTGCTACACCAGAAAGAGGAGTTATTTAATGGCACACGCGACAGGTAAATATTCAAAAGCAATATCTGATCGTAGTGGATTAGAATTTCCTTATAATGAAATGGTAAAAGAATGGAATGGATCTTTAGTACATAAATCTGAATATGAATCTAAACATCCACAATTAGAAAGACAACAACATAAACCAGATGGACAAAGTTTAAAAAATGCTAGACCCTCAAGAGTAGAACCTATGACAGTTTTTGTTGGCGGTTTAAGTTTTTTTGAAAATAATAATTCTATGATACCAGCAACTAATAATAAAAAACCAGTAATTGCAACAACTATTGGTACAGTAACAGTGAGCACATCATAATGGCCGTTACCTACGCAGAATTAACAACACAAATTTTAAACTATACGGAAGTTAGTACCGATGTATTATCTTCAACTATTACTGATGATTTTATTGAACATGTAGAAAATCGCATATTTAGGGATGTTGATCTTGATGTATTTAAGTCACATCAAACAGCTAACTTAGTAGCAGATAATGCTTTCTTATCTCTACCCGGAGGAACAACTCCTACACCTACTTCTCTTGGTACGGTTAGGACATTTCAAATATATTCTCCGAGTTCAACAACAAGGGATTTTTTAGAACAACGCGATATTAGTTTTATGAACGAATATTGGCCAGATAGAACATCTACAGGCACTCCTAAATATTGGGCATGGTGGGATCATAACACAATTTATGTTGCACCAACACCAGATTTAGCTTATAACGTGGAATTAGGAATTACACGATTACCAACAAGATTATCTAGTTCCAATACAACCTCTTGGTTGGGTAATAATGCTCCGTCATTATTATTATATGGATGTCTTGCAGAAGCCTTCAAATTCTTGAAGGGACCAGCGGAAATGCTGCAATTATATGAACAATCATATCAACGTGCTCTTCAAGCGTTAGTTATTGAACAACAAGGAAGACACCGAAGAGATGAATATATGCACGGGGCGTTAAGAACTCCTTTGCAATCAAAAAACCCATAGGAGGATAAAACATGGCAATAACCCAAGCTGTCTGTACCAGTTTTAAGCAGGAAATACTTGTCGAAGGACATGATTTCACAGCGACAACTGGTGACACATTTAAAATTGCATTGTACACAAGTTCAGCTACTTTAAGCGCTTCAACAACTGCTTATTCCGCCACAAATGAAGTTTCTGATTCAGGAACTTATTCGGCCGGAGGTGGATCACTTACAAGTGTAACACCAACTACTTCAGGAACAACTGCTCTTTGTGATTTTGCTGATATATCATTTACATCAGCTACAATTACAGCAAGAGGTGCAGTGGTCTATAATAGTAGTAATTCTAATAAAGCAGTATGTGTGTTGGACTTTGGAGGCGATAAAACGTCAACAAGCGGAACATTTACAATTCAGTTTCCAACAGCCGATTCAAGTAATGCTATATTAAGATTAGCATAGGAGAAAATAAATGGCTTTAGTCATTAATGATCGTGTAAAAGAAACAACTACTACTACAGGAACGGGAGCTTTATCTCTTGGAGGTGCAGTAACTGGCTTTGAAGCTTTTTCAGCAGGTGTTGGTAATTCTAATACTACTTATTATGCAATTTCTCACCAAACTGAAGATGAGTGGGAAGTTGGATTAGGTACACTAGATGGTGATAGTTCAGATCTTACACGTACAACAGTTATATCTTCTTCAAACAGTGATAGTGCTGTTAGCCTTAGTTCAGGAACAAAAGATGTTTTCTGTACAATGCCGGCTAGCAAACTAATTTATGAAGATGCTAACAACGATGTAACAATAGGTCGTAACTTAACAGTTACAGGTGATTTAACAATCACTGGCGATGATCTCACTATGAACACTAACACTAGTGGTGCGGCTCTTATTGGTGATGGTACAAACTTTAATCCTGTTGCTATATCTGGTGATATAACTATAGGAACAACTGGAACAGCAGCAATTGGATCCGGTGTTATTATTAATGCTGATGTCAATGCAAGTGCAGCTATTGCAGTGTCAAAAACTGCTTTTACAGCAGGAACTGGTGTATCATTATCAACGAATACATTAAATGTAGATGCTGCTCAAACAGGGATTACTTCAATTTTAGCAACAGACGTTAAAATTGGCGAGGACAACGAAACAAAAATAGATTTTGAAACTGCTGATACAATTAACTTTTATGCAGGAAATGAAAAACAATTAATACTTACAGATGGTGCATTAACACCGGGTGCTGATAATATTTTAGATCTTGGTAGTGCTAGTGTAGAATTTAAAGATGCTTACTTTGATGGTACTGTAACAGCAGATGCTTTTGCGGGGCCACTAACAGGTAATGTAACTGGTAATGCTTCTGGTACTGCGGCTACAGTAACTACTGCGGCTCAATCAAATATAACAAGTCTTGGAACACTAACAACACTCACTGTTGACAATATAATTGTTAATGGAACAACAATTGGTCATACTGATGACACAGATTTAATTACTTTAGCAGATGGTATTGCAACTGTTGCAGGAGAAATATCTGTAACGACTTTAGATATAGGTGGAACTAATGTAACTTCCACTGCAACTGAGTTAAATTTACTAGATGGAGTTTCTGGATTAGTACAAGCAGACTTAACTAAACTTGCTGCTATTGATGCAACCTACGCAGAATTAAATATTATGGATGGTGGTACATCTGCAACCTCTACTACTTTAGTAAATGCAGATAGATTAGTAGCAAATGATAATGGAACGATGGTGCAGGTAGCACTATCTGATGTAAAAACTTATTTAACTAGTGCAGGATTTTCAAGTGAGGACCCTACGGCCCTTGCAATTGCCCTTGGTTGATTTATAATAGGAGGATAAATGGCTAATACTTTTAAAGTAGTAACTAAAGCAGGAGTAACTAGTGCTGATGTTATCTATACCGTTGCAGGTTCTACTACTACAGTAGTTCTTGGAATGATGGTAGGTAATACAACCACTGGTCAAATTACTGCTACAGTTAGTTTAGGTTCAGATACCTCTAGCAGAGCAGGTGCAAATGACGAAGCCAACCAAACAGTTGAACTCGTTACTACGGCGCCGATTCCTGTTGGTGGAACGCTAGAACTGCTTGCGGGTAACAAAGTTGTAATGGAAACAACAGATACGCTGTCACTGACAGCAACTGGTGCGGCTGACATTGCTTTGTCAATAATGGAGATAACGTAAAATGGCTTTTATAGGTACACCTTTAGATACCAGAAATACTTTTCAATCGCTTGTAGGCAAGAGGTTTGATGGTGATGCAAGTACAACTGCATTTACTTTAGACGTAGCCCCTTCCTCAGTATTAGACATTGAAGTATTTGTTGGAAATGTACGTCAAGACCCTAATTCAGCATACACTTTAAGTGGAACAACACTAACGTTTACTGGTGCACCTCCTAGCGGCACAAACAATATTTATGTTGTTCATCAAGCAAAAGCTGTGGGAACTATTGATGTTCCTTCGGCAGGAGTTCAATCTGGTAGTTTAGCTTCAGCTTTTTTAACAGGTCAAACTGATATTGGTGCGGATATTGCTGACGCTGATTTATTTCTTGTAGATGATGGAGCAGGTGGAACATTTAGAAAAACTGTGGCATCTAGATTAAAAACGTATGCAGGATTTAGTGTATCAAGTATTACAGGTGCAACAGAACTAGCGGCACAGCCTGCCGCAACAGATGAAATAGTTTTATCTGACGCAGGAACTTTAAAAAGATTAGATATAAAACACATACAAAATACTCCAAGTTTT